ATGTCAAAAGGAAAAACAAAGACTTTGCTGATAGAACAAGTTTCAAATATAGACCATGGTGAAACATCATTGCAGGATCAAGTATCTGTGCTAGTTTTGGTTAATGACTATTGTCGTCAACAATTAGAGATAGAGAAAGACCTTGCACCATTGAGCATTTCCAAATACAAACAGCAATTAGCCTTCTTCTGCAAATGGCTTGGGGAGAGGGAATTATCAGCGGACTTGGCAACTCTATTTCTTTCAGATTTGCGACAACAAGGCTATAGTAGAGGGAGCATACGTTCCTATTATGCTGCCATAAGACCATTCCTAAACTGGCGGGATATCAAATTTAAACTGAAACTCAAGAAGGTAAAGCGGCTTCCCCACTATCACACAAAGGAAGAATTTGACCGGTTAATTGAGGCTATCTCACAGCGTCAAGATAGTTGGGCAGCAAAGAATAAGGAAAGAGATATACTCATTATCAAGACGCTGGCCTATACTGGCATAAGGCGCTCTGAATTGCTTTCATTGAAGTGCCAGGATATCAAGCAGGGCTTCCTGTTTGTTTATCGCGGCAAGGGCGAGCGCGATAGAGTGATACCGCTTATAAAGATATTGAACGATGAATTAATCAGCCACATCACGAAGAATCATTTACTGCTAGGGGATAGAATATTCCCAATAGGGCCAAACAGGTTAGCCAGGATCATCCGGGAAGCGGCAGCTAGAGCTGGACTAGCCAACATCACTGCGCATCAGCTCCGGCACTTTTTTGCCACCAGACTTATTGAAAAAGGAGCTGAGCTTCGCAAGGTTCAAGAGCTGCTCGGGCATGCCGATATATCTACCACAGCCATTTACCTGGACGTGATACCTGAACATCTAAAACAGACAATCGAACTTTTAGAGGATGAATAAACGAGAAAAAGATTGTGATAGCTAAAAGGGGGTGAAGAATATGGAGCCAAAAGAGATAGCAATCTTCAAAGAGGAGCTAAAGAAAAGAGGCATGGACCCAGAGCAATGGCATAGGTACATAGAGGAAGCATGGCCGATTTGCCTGGCTTATGCTGAAACTCTACACATAACTGAGGATTATGCCACAAATTCTATTGAAGCCTTAGAGGACAGCGCAGAGGTATTTGAAAGCATTCTATACTGTGAAAAAGTCTTTGACGAAATCGCAAAAGCAACAAAGACAGTCATGGTGAGCTTTTAGGGTATCAAACTGAGAGCTTCAAGAAATCCCCTAATCGGCGCTGAAACCCTGTAACTATGTAGGAATTTGAGGACGAAATAGTTTTTGGGTATCTTTATACTCATTGAAGATTTAAGCCTCGAATTTTACAGCAAATAATTCTCTCTAACCTTTGAGAGCGTCATTAGACTAGCTATGCCAACAATAACCTGGTAGTCTAGGGGAATTTTATCGGAATTTTCAGCTCAAAGATATTTGGGACTTGACAAATATTTTAGGGCTATGATATGATTTATGGTATAAAATATGGTAGGATGGAGGCTCACAAAATGAAAGAGTCAATGACTGTGCTTTTGCCTGAAGGTATACAGAAGAGAGACCTAAAGCAGAAAGCTTTTGAGATTGGGATACGATATACAGTCCTAGCACAAGAAGGAATCGGAATAGTAATGGATTGGGATGCTCCTTTCTATCATATAGTAAAAGACTGGGCTGAGGGTTTGAATGTCTCAGTAGGGAGATTAGTCGAGAACTTGATTTTGGGAAAGTTTGCACAAATAGAGGCACAGGAGAAAGTCTGGGGAAAAAGTGAGGAAATACTTCCTGAGTTTACAGTTATGGGTAAGGAAATGCTAACAGGTGAGCCGTTATCTAGTTTTCTTACGGATTGGTATACCCGGGCGGAAGAGCGAAAGCGTGTGAATCTGCTACTGAGAGAGGAAGAGGAAGGAATACCATTAAGCGATGACGACAAAGCCTTTTTGATAAAGAAACGAGCTGGCCGAACTTGGCTAGAATCTGAGGAATTCGCACAGGAGCAACGGGAAAGAGAGGAAGCGGAAGCAAGGCTAACTCCAAAGCAGAGAAAGGCTGCGGAATATTCCAGAGAAATCACCCGGAAGTTAAATAGGATTTTCAGACAGCAAGGCGAAGAGGCAGCACATGAGTACATCATGAAGGTAAGAGAGCTAGAAAAATCTGAAGGAAGGGAAGCAGCTTTGAAATATACTCCGGATCAATAGGAACAATAATGGCAAAGAGTGTAAAGGTAAAGCTAGATAGGAAGCGACATCTCTTGGTTACATCTCAGGCGATAGCTAAATATCGGGAAGTTACCGGCCGCGAGCTGGCAGCCCAAACCACCCTATCAAATCTCAGCCTTCGAGATCTGATAGTTGTAACCTGGGCTCTATTACTACATGAGGACTCGAAGCTGACTCTTGACCAGGTGGGCGATATGATCAAGCCGCAAACAAATATGAAGGAGCTGATGTATAAGATTGCTGAAGCCTGGGATGCTTATGGCAGGGAGTTAGATAAATGAGCGAAACCTTATCGCGTCTAGCAGTTGTAATTTCGGCCAAAACTGACGAGTTTCACAAAGGCATCGATGGTGCCGAGAATAGATTAAACAACTTCAGCCGGAACATGAAGATTGCCGGCGGAATCATGGTGGGTGCTGTTGCTCTTATTGGCGGAGCTTCTCTCAAAATGGCAGCAGATTTTGATGGGGCAATGAGACAAGTGAACACTATGCTCCTCTTAAATGAGGATGAGTTTAAGGATTTTTCAAAAGAAATACGAACATTCGCGAAGGATATGGGTATTGACGCTGTTGATGCAGCCAATGCCGTCTACCAGGCCATATCCGCAGGGGTACCCAAAGAGAATGTAATTGACTTTCTGACAGTAGCAGCAAAAGCAGCTATTGGAGGTATGACGGATACAACTGTTGCTGTGGATGGCCTTTCTACAGTTTTGAACGCTTTTGGAATGGATATAAGCGAGGCACAGCATGTGGCCGATTTGATGTTCACCACGGTTGCCCGGGGTAAGACGACTTTCGAGGAACTGTCGGCGTCTATGTTCAATGTGGCACCGATTGCATCGAGTTTGGGGATTCCCTTTGAGGAGATATCGGCTGCCCTAGCCACAATGACTGCGAACGGTGTACCGACTGCTCAGGCCACTACTCAGCTACGACAAACCATGGTGGGCTTACAGAAACCGACTACTCAGATGCAAGCTGCAATTGAAGCATTGGGATATGAAAGTGGCGTAACCATGCTGAAGGAAGAAGGTTTTGCTAAAACATTAAGACTGCTGGAAGGTTATGCTGAGGCAAATAATGTACAACTCACTGACTTATGGAGCAGCGTAGAAGCTGGTGGAGCTGTATTGGCTCTAACTGGAGCAAATGCTCAGGTATTCGCAGATGGCCTTGATGCAATGGAGAATGCTGAAGGTGCGGCCGAGGCCGCATGGGAACAGATGGAGCAAAGTACTACGCGGCGTTGGGCACACATAAAAGCGGAAATTAGCGATGCGGCGTTGGCAATTGGTGAAGCATTGCTGCCCACATTAAAGAAGCTATTTGAATTCATAACTCCTATTATTGGAGCTATTTCGACTTGGATTTCAGAACACTCTAAATTAACTGTGGCTATTTTAGCTGGCGTTGGGGCTTTGGGTGGATTGATGTTAATCGCTGGACCATTACTGAATGTCATAAAGCTAATGTCGGCAGCGCTACATTCTCAAACCATAGCCTTTGTAGCTCACAAGGTCGCTCTGATAGCTGCCTCAGTGGCCACGAAGGTAGCAGCGGCTGCACAGTGGCTATTAAACGCTGCGATGCATGCTAATCCGATTGGACTAATTATCTTAGCTATTGCTGGGCTAATTACCGGGATAGTCATGCTGATAAAGCATTGGGATAAAGTTAAAGAGGTATTTATAAAGGTTTGGGATGCAATAGTAAATGCCTTTAGAAAAGTTGGTGACTTTTTCAAGGGGATATGGGATAAGATTGTAGATATTTTCAAGACGGCAGTCAATTTTGTACTAGGAATAATTAACAGCCTGATTACAGGCTTTGAAGGCGCAATCAATTTTATCATTCGGGGAATAAATGCCTTCATCGGCCTGATGAATAAACCGATTCAACTTCTGAATAAAATCCCAGGAGTTGATCTTCCCCTCATCCCAACAATAGGCAAGATAACGCTTCCCAAGATTCCTCTTCTGGACTTAGGCGGAATTATTGAAGGACCGGGTTTATTTGCCGTTGGTGCTGGGGTGAAGGAAATAGTAAGGGAACCCGAGGCTGGCGGTAATGTGGTTAATAACTTTAACATCGCTGAGCTGGTAGTAAGAGAGGAAGCAGACATAAATAAAATCGCCAGAGGATTATACCGGCTACAGCAGGGCAAACAGGCAGCAATGGGAGCATAAAATGCAGATTGTAGAGTTACTTAACAATAGCGAGGCTAAGAATAAGATTTTAATACCTGATCCCCTTGATAGCGACCGACAATTTGAGCGCTTCCATCATTTTGACATTCCCAATCTGGATGATACCGAGATAATAAACGAACTTCATGCTTTGTATCCTCTCCTATGGTGGGGATTACCAAATGACTGTTGGCTACACGAGCGAGTGAAGGCACTCAACATGGAATCATACAAGCGCCGAGTGGATACTAGATTTGGCTTCAGAGGAACGCCAAAGCCTGCATTGTCTCAGGGAGTGAAACTATGAATAAACCATCTAGCGACCCGGGGATAGGATTCATCAACTATAACTGGCCAGAATTCAAGCTCAGGGTAATGGCAAAAGGCTATGATGCTAATGGGCATGCCGAACTATTGTTTTTCTCTAGTAACGGGACAGGGGAAGCATTGATAGACCAAAACAAGTTCAATCTCCTCTCTGCTTCTGCTAAGTATAGCCAGGTTAGAAAATTAGAAAGGATCAGGCCTGATGTGCCCTGGGACGATGCTCTAACATGGCTTACGAATTTAACACTGGATATCGCCCGGCAGGGTGAGCCAATAGAGGAAATATGGCCTTCAGAAGATGATAACCTGATACCAAGCTACCTTTTAGAGCCTCTTCTATACCTGAATCATCCCGCAGTTATCTTCGGTGATTACGGGAGCCTGAAAAGTCTATACGGGCTAGTTATCGCTTATGTGCTCCAGCTACCTTGCCATGACAACAAGCTAGGACTAATTACAGCGAAGGAATCTACTCGTTGTCTATATCTGGATTATGAGGACGATCCTTCGAGTTTTAGAAAGCGCTGGGGCGCTATACAGCGAGGTTTTGGTGTTGAAGCTCTGATGCCTATTCTTTACCAGCGTATGACAGCTCCGCTTGCGGATGCGGTAGAGCAACTTCGGTCTAAAATAGCGAATGAGAAAATCAGTTTATTGATAATAGATAGCCTGGGTCCGGCTGCCAGGGGAAATCTTAACGACCCTGAGCCGGCCATAAAATACCATGCAGCATTACGGCAGTTAGGGATTACGAGCTTAACTTTGGCTCATTGCTCCAAAGACCAGCTCACAAGGAAGCGAACCATATTCGGTTCGGTATTCTTTACCAACTTGGCTCGCTCAGTATGGGAATGTAAGGCAGAGCAAGAGGCAGGGGAAGATGAAGCTATTATCAGTCTAAAGCATGCGAAGGCAAACTTATCTCGGTTATCCCCCCCACTAGGATATAGGTTTACCTTCACTGATAACAGTATAGCAATAGCCAAGGCTGACCTTAGAGGTACTGGGCTATCTGGTGAATTACCATTGTCGGTAAGAATTAAGGATTTACTTAGAAACGGCGCTATGCCCGTTAATGATATAGCAGCGGCCTTAGAAGCTAATGGGGGCTCAGTTAAAACTACTCTTAACCGTTTGGCTAAAAAGGAAATAACAGTCAAGGTAGGAGATTCTTGGGGATTGAAAGTATTGTGAAACATTACCGTAACACCGTAACCGTAACAGGGGATATTATATATCCCCCTGGTGTTACGTTACGGCAGCGTAACTGTTACGTAACAGGTTGTTACGCTGTTACACTTGAAGCTAAAAGGGGCGCAGAGGCTGTTACGCTAAGAGGTCAAAAATGACATGCATCGCATTACTAGGTGTTACGCTTATTATGTTAATAAAGGTAGGGGGCTATCAGAAATCTACAATTTATTGCTCCGTAAACCGAGAGGGCAGTGAGACGCGAGATATGACAAATTTAAATAGGGGGTATTAGAGAGCATGAAAAGAGGACCCAAGCCCAAACCAACGAAGTTAAAGAAGTTGGAAGGAGTAAGGGCTGACAGAATAAATGAGAATGAGCCGGAACCGGGACCAGGTAAAGTGACCTGTCCGCGCTTTCTCTCCAAGGAAGCTAAGGCTGAATGGCGAAGGATCGCCCCGGAACTTAACAGGCTAGGCTTATTAACGCCGATTGATAGAGCTGCATTTGCGGCATATTGTCAAAGCTATGGCCGGTGGGTACAGACAGAGAGACTATTATTGGAAAAAGGGGTTATAGCTAAGGGCGCCAAGGGCCAGGTGATTGCTTCACCATTGCTCTGGATTAGCACTTCAGCGTCAAAGATGATGCTGAAGTTCGGCATTGAATTTGGATTGACTCCGTCAAGCCGGAGTCGGCTTGTTGGGGCAGCGCCAGGCGAGAGAGATCCGCTTGACGAACTTTTAAGAACAACGAGGAGCATTAATTAGATTTGACAAATTGGAATGTTTGTGCTATATTAGCTTCAAACTTGGACTGTTAGGGGACTCTGGTTTTTATCAGGGTTTGTTAGGAGCCTGAGCAAAGCTTATAGAGCTATGCTTTGGGCTTTTTTATTAGCCTGAAGGGAAGCTGTGAAATGAATGTTATGAGGTGATAAAAATGGAACATTTTCTTGAGCTTCGGGCAAAGCAATGGGATCTGAAGCAAAAAGGGCTTGCCATATTTGACAAGGCCGAGCGTGAACACCGAGACACGACCCGTGACGAGGACCTGGAGTTGGCCAGGTTGAATGAGGAGAGGGACAAACTCCGCAATGAGGAAGCCAAGTACGTCATAGAGAGGGGCTTACAAACGCAAATTGCTGCGATGGAAGGCAGCACTCCGGTTGCATTAATGGACCAACCTGGTGGAGCTTTCTATAACACCGTCCGAACTGGTGGCATGGGCAATGGGAAAATTGGGGTTCGAAGTTATGGGCAGCTATTCAAAGAGGCGCTATCCAATGATGGCTTTAGCAACTTTAGCGAATGGGCTGCAATTATTATGTCGCGGCAATACGATCCGCGGGTGCGCAGGAGCGTATCAGAGGGCACACTTTCTGAAGGTGGAGCATTAGTGCCAACTGAGTATGCGGAGGCCATTCTTACCCCTAGCTTGGAGCAATCAATCATATTTCCGAGGGCTAGAGTATTCCCAATGAAAAGCAGCGACCTGGTTATCCCGGCTACTGTAATTGGGGACCACTCAGCAAGTTGTTATGGTGGCGTGATTGCTTATTGGAAAGCTGAGAAGGGATCGCTTTCACAGGCCGATCCAACATTTCGACAAATGAAACTTGTGGCGAATAAACTGACGATTCTCTCGAAAGCAACTAACGAATGGCTGCAGGATGTCGAACGCTCAGGCGACTTGGTGAGCGGCATACTTTCAGAGGCAGTGCATTGGTTCCTTGATAAGAACTTCATGACCGGCACTGGTGCCGGTCAGCCGTTAGGCTTGTTAAATGCAGCGTGCAAAGTGACTATCAGCAAGGAATCAGGGCAACCTGCTTCGACCATACTTTACGAAAATATCGTTAAGATGTATTCGAGCCTCTACCCCGGGGGAATAGATAGGGCTACCTGGTTAATCCATCCATCGGTTGTGCCACAACTATTCACTATGTCCATATCGGTAGGGACGGGTGGAATACCAGTCTATATGCCGGCTGATCAGGGCGCGGGACGGCCCTATACCAAGTTGATGGGTTTGCCCGTAGTTGTGAGCGAAAAGGTCGAGACATTAGGCACTGAGGGCGACATCATCCTGGCTGACCTGAGCCAGTATGGTATTGGGTTGCGAGGCGAACTTCAGTTGGAAGCAAGTGGAGCGCCAGCCTTTACAACCGATGAGACGTATTTCAGGTTAATTATCAGGGTAGATGGCCAACCATTGTGGAATGAGGCATTAACCTTGAAGGATGGTAGCACTACAATTAGTCCGATTGTGACGCTAGAATCTCGTTAG